TCCTTCCATAAGTTTAAGTTCTCCGAATCCAAATGAACATGCAAAGGATACAAAGAATCGAAGACCTTCTAAGATATTGACTGAGATAAGTGCAAGGTATAAAGCTTTATATAAGTCATAGTCCTCTACCTTTAGACCCGATAGTTTACGTCTACCTATATCAATGAAATTATCATACTTTTCTGTTACCATTTCTGCACGTTTAATAATTGCAGGTTCATCTAGTATAGTATCAAATATATCACTAGGATTTGCATACACATTCTTAATGATATGTGTATAGGAACGACTGTGAATAGTCTCCATGAAGTCCCATGTGATAATACAAGACTCAAGTTCAGGTAAAGATACGAATGGAAGGAATGCTATGGATGGTGCTCTTCCCTGAACTGAGTCTAAAAGTGTTTGATATCTTAAATTAGATGTAAAGATATGTTTCTGTGCATCGTTTAGTTGTTGGTAATCTGACCTATCTTTTTGTAGGGACACCTCTTCAGGTCTCCAAAAGAAACCTAATTGTGTTTGTGTAAGTTTATCAAAGATAGGGTATTTAAACTCATCGAATCTTTGTGTGTTTAATTCTTCACCAAAGAATATCTTCTGTTTGGTAAAATCAATCTTTTTCTTGTTGAATACTGTCATTCTTTCTCTTCTTATCTTTAAATTCTATATTGTCGTAGTAGTTACATGTTTTTTGTAAAAAGTTTTTTGCTTCTTCATCACCACTTTGAGATTTACCACAAATCTCGTCCCATCTTTGCATAAAGTGTCTAAATTTTAGTTTCTTTTCAGTGTTATCTATATCTTCATCGTATGTTGTATATCTATTTTGTCTACCATCATAGTCTAATACGGTTGCATATTGGTCACCATAGTCATTATTAGGGAATCCATCCACTTGAACATTTATACTACACTCTGGCCATCCTTTTAGTCTAGAGTGTTCATTATAGAAGTGTAGAAAAATATGTTTACTATAATCACCAACTAAGGTGTCTCTCCAATGAACAACATTTGGCCCTTGATACACTAAGATATCTCCTGGCTCTAATCTAATTGGAATTGCATTTTTTCTTCTTCTAACAGGTTCGTCTTGTGAAATTGATTTTGCCCATGATTGGTCTTCACCCAAGTAGTTAATATCATTTTGCACCCAAATAGTCCATGGTGTGTTGTCATCAGTTTTATAATCCATAACTGTGGTAACACTAATCTCACATGATGGTCTATCGTAGTGTGCATTTAAGACTGCATTTCTTTTATACTTTCTAGTGTATGAATATGTTTCCTTTAGAGCAATGCTAAGATGGTTTTTTAACTCTTTCATCAAAAAATGGTGTAGTGCAACAGCAGGTGGAAAACAATATGCACCATGTGAAGAAAACTTTTGTGCATCAGGTGTATCGAAAGTTGTCTCTTCCTCAGGGTCACCAAAATAGAATTCATTTGATGCAGGATGTTGTTCTATTACTTTCCAAGTATCGTTTACAAACTGTAAAAGGTCTTTAGGAATAATGTTACGAATTACAACAAATCTGTTTTCATAAAACTTACGAGTAGTCTCATTAAGATAACCTGAATATTCTTCACCATTTACATCAATGGCTACTCTATGGTTATATTGCGCAAGCTTCACACTCATCTTCGTCTCCATAATTTGACATCACATTAGCTGCATCGTCTACTGCACTTGGTAAGTCTTCAACAACATCTTCTTTCTTACCATCCATTGTGTTCTGATAATAAGATGTCTTCCAACCATATTTGTATGTGTTGAGTAAATCTTTTGCCATGACTGATACAGGAACCTCTCCGTTTTCATAGTTCTCAGGATTATATGACCAGTTTCCACTGATTGCTTGGTCAAAGAACTTCTGCATAACTGCTACAATATTTATATATCCTTCATTAGAGGGCATATCCCACAATAAGGTATAGTTATTTTTTAAATGTTGATATTGTGGAACCACTTGTTTCAGTGTTCCTTTCTTACTCTTCTTAACACTTAGATAGTCTCTAGGTGGTTCGATACCATTCGTTGCATTAGAGACCACTGAGGAACTCTCAGAAGGCATCTGTGCAGTAAGTGTAGAGTGTCTTAATCCGTGTGTTAAAATCTCTGCACGAAGTTTTTCCCAATTTAATTTATACTTAGGTGCAACCAACTCATCTACCTCTTTCTTGTATGTATCGATAGGTAGGATACCGTCTGCATATTTTGTTTGACCAAAACCTAAACATGCACCTTTCTCTTTTGCAATTTCAACAGATGCTTTCAATAGATGATACTGAAATGACTCTGTAAGTTCATGCACCAGTTGAAGTGATTCTTTATCACCATATTTAACTTTATTCTTTGCAAGAAAATGTGCAAGACCAATAAAACCAATACCGAGTGACCTTCTCTTAGTTGTAGACTGTTCTGCAGCTACAACAGGATACTCTTGATGGTCTATCAGTTCTTCTAGTCCACGAACTGCAAGTTCACATAGTGATTCCATTTCTTCCTTCTTCACAATACCTACATTGATTGCACTTAAAATACAAAGTGCAATTTCACCCTCTCCATCAATGTGTTGAATTGGGTCTGTTGGTAGTGTTATCTCTTGACAAAGATTACTCATGTTCACTTTGTCTTTGAAACTACTATGTGAGTTGCAGTGGTCTATATTCATAATATAGATTCTGCCAGTCTCGGCTCTTTCTTTTAATAAATCTGTAATCAATTCCCTTGCACTCACTTTAATCTTAGGAATTGATGTTGCTCTTTCATACTTCTCATAGAGTTCATCAAACTCAGGTGTTCCAAATGCTTCATACAAGCCAGGAACATTATGTGGTGAGAACAATGATATCTCTTGGTTTGCAAGAAATCTCTTGTAGAACAATTCTGATAACTGAATACTGTAGTCTAGTTTTCTGACACGATTGTCTTCAGTCCCTTTGTTATTTTTGAGAACAATGATGTCTTGAATCTCTTGGTGCCATATTGGAAAGTGAACTGTTGCACTTCCCCCTCTTACACCGTTTTGAGTGCAACATCTAACTGTTGATTCAAATTTTTTGAGAAACGGTATAACTCCTGTATGTTGAACTTCACCCCCTCTAATTCTCGAACCAAGTCCTCTAATTCTCCCTGCATTAATACCAATACCTGCTCTTTGTGCAACATACTTTCCGATAGCTGTGTCACTTGAGAAGATACTATCGAGAGTGTCGTCTGAATCGACAAGGACACACGATGCAAATTGTCTAAGTGGTGTTCTAACTCCTGCCATGATTGGAGTTGGGATGTTAATTTTAAATTGAGAGATTGCATCATAATATCTTTTTACGTATCCTAGTCTGTCATTAGTATAGTTTTTAAATAAAGTCATTGCAATTAACATATACATGAACTGTGGAGTTTCATATAAGACTCCACTCGACCTATCTTGCACTAAGTATTTGTCTACAATTTGTTGTAGTCCTGCATAAGTGAAATCATAGTCTCTACCATGTTTAATAAAACTATCGATAGACTCAATCTCTTCTTTTGTATATGAATTTAGAATGTCTTTATCATACACTCCGTATTCAATATTGCGTTCAATGATTTCAAATAATGGTGGATAAATCTGTGAGTCTTTCCATTTGGTATTAAATACTTGTTTCTGAATTGCAAACAACAATAGTCTTGATGCAACAAATTGATAATTGGGGTGTTCTAGTGTAATTAGGTCACTTGCAGACTTGATTAAAATCTTTTGAATTTCTTGTGTGGTGATACCATCATAAAACTGTAAACCACTATTCATTTCTACTAGTGACTCAGAAACACCTGCAAGTTCTCTACAAGCTTTCATAACCATTTTGTGAATTTTATCTAATTCAATATCAACCCTAGTTCCATCAGATTTAATAACCTTCATGTCTAAACTACTCATGTTCTTTTATACTCCATTAGTTTTAATTTTGCAGAGAGACCACTAAAACTATTTCTATCAATTATATCAACTATCTCTTCAGGACTAATTCCCGAATTAATCATATCATTTATATCTTTTAAACCATTCACCTTTGCATCATTCCACACACAAACAGTCCATCCTAACTCAATCACTTCTTCAAGTTTCTTTAGGATTTCTCTGTTTCGTGGTTCGTTGTCATAAATGAGTGTTGCTTTATCTTGTAGTTTATTATCAATCTTTTTGAAATCACTACCACCCACTGCAATACTGTTTGGTAGGAATAAACTATCTATTGGCCCCTCTGTTACATAGATAGTTTTTGATGTGTCCACATTTTTTATGTTATAGATGAGTGGAACATCATCTAGGAATCTCATGGTTAGATATCTCAATGGTGAATCGTTTATTGCACGTCCTGAAATACCAATCAATTCCCCCTTTTCATCAAAAAAGGGTATTATTACTCTAGGGTCATTACCTAAAACTCTTTCTTTATATTTCTTGTGTAGAAACGATAGAGTTTGTGCATTGTCAATATACCATAATGTTTTTATGATATCATCGGGTATATGTCTGTTTTGTAGGTATTCTCTACTTACTATTTTGTCCCATGCACTGTGACAAATAGCTTTAAGATTTTCTACAGACATATTTAGTTTTTCAGTTTTTGGAGTAAACTTGAATGCATTAGAAGAAGGCATTCTTTGATTTTTAGGTTTACGTCCAGTTTCAGTTAACCACTCTTTCAGATAGTCTTTATGTATAGAAGGAAAATGGTCTTTTAAAAAGTTTACACTTGATGTTGACTTACCACAGTTGTGACACTTGTATACAAATGATTGTTCAACAAGAAAGTGATACCCTCGTGCTTTATGTTGATTCTTAGACGAATCTCCACAATAATTACACCTGTGATTCAGGGTATTGTCGTTTTTCCACTTGGCCATATCCAATGAAGAAACGACCATAGACAAATATTTCCGTTCTAACCATAGCATGTATTCATTATACTATGATTAGATAGGAAATACTAGTGGATTTTTAAGAAAGGTCGTTTTCTTTAATGATTGTCTCTAGAGACTCGCACTTTTCTACCCAATGTGCATGTGATGCTTCAAATTCTTGCTGATGTTCTTCTGATATTTCATCAAAATTCTCAGGTTTTTGAGGTTCATTGGACTTGTAGAATGCAAGTTTTTCAACTTTAGACATTGCATTTAAATCAGGTAAATCTGACATTTTTTTCTCCTATTATTCTGATGGTGCAGGGTGTCCACCGTCTGCAACGGCAGTTTCCCATATAGCTACATCAATATCCCATTGTGCTTTTGAAGTGTCGTAGGACACTTTGCCTGGATGGTCTTCGGCCAAGTCATCATAACCTTCAGGTTTGACTGGTTGTCCGTCTGCTTTCATCCATGCAAGTCTGTCTGCATCACTCATTGCTGAAAGGTCTACTAAATCTGGCATATTATTCTCCTAAAAAAGTATATACTTATTTATTTTTTCTGAAATCTGCAACCCTATCTTTTGGAACTTGGATAACATATCTGTTCTCAACAGTTGCAGGTTTTGGTTCTCTAGGTCTAGGGTTTGCAATTAGACCTGTTGCACTTATCAATAAGAGAACTGCAAGTGGGTCAAACACAAATATCAATGCAAATATGACCCAACGTGTTGCATTATCTAAGTAGTCCTTTGCATTATCCTGACCATAGATAACCTCTGCAACATATTTAATAGGGCCTATTTCTGACTCTTGTTCTAGTTGTTTTCGTTGTATAGGTAGTTTATCTTCATTTAGACGAACTATCTCTGCAACGATTGTATCTATCTCATTATTTATATCAGAACGTTCTTCTCTTTGTTGTCTATTGATATAATTTCTGTCTTGTGGTCTACCTGTCTCTACCACCAAGTCTAATCCTTCTAATCGTGCATTCAATCTATCTAAATTGTTTTGTTGTGCAGTAAGACGAGTATCAATAATAGATAACTCTAAATTATTACCGTCACCTACAAGTGTAGTCTCTATGTTTGCCTTGGATAGATACCCGAAAATACCTAATGATGTAATTAACATCAATACACCTACTGATGTGACTAGGTAGTATTTGAGGTAGTTTAAATCCTTCCATCTTAAGTGTAAGAGAACAGCAGTAACCAGTTTACCGAATTCAAGTGTTCCTGCCATGATAACAACTCCCAACCATGCACCTGCAAATATCGTTGCAAGTCCAATGACTGAAAAGTATGCAGCTATTCCTGCAACAGCAAGGGAAGTAAATAATGCAAGGTAACTCAAAAATGTATTCATAATTTATTTTTTACGAGAAAGCATTCCAAACACAAGATTAGGTGTGTGCATTTTCTTTCTCTTCACAATAGGAACATTAGTAGAAACTGCAGCTCCTGTTGCATTCACTGGTGCATCCTCATTTACATCATCCTTCAAAAACTCCATTACGGTATCTGCAATCATATATGCAGATATCTTATCTGAGGGAAAATGGACTCCTGCATTAATTCTACCTTCTGCACTCATATCTGCAGCTCTAAGAAGGTATTTCTTATGTTCAGGATATTTCTCTCCATAAAAGTTTGCAACTGTTCTAGCTTGTAGTGCATGATTTGAAGGATAAGACGGAGAGTCTACTGTTTCAAATTTCTCATCCTTTAGATTGATTCCTAATTCCTTTGCAAGTTGAAAAGGTCTAGGTCTGTTAAATTTGTTTTTGTAATACCTACCAATATGTCTTACACTTTTTCTGAGGTCTTCTATTTCGTCCTCACTATAGTCTAAATCTTGTTCTTCTAAGTATTCTTTGATGTAGTAACTAGTATCTTCATCTGTGTTGATATACACTTTCTTATCAAAATCAGACAACATTTCTCGTCTGTTTTTCATTTCTTCTAGTTCGTTTAGTGTCTGACGAGAATCATTTTTAGGTGGTGGTGGGACATCCATCTGCATCCAACCATCATCAAACAAACGGTCTGCTTCATCTTTTTCAAACTTCTTAGGTGGATTTTTATCAAAAACTAGTGCATTGATATTTTGTATTGCTTCAATAAACATCATCTGAAGTTACCAATATTCTTTTGTCATCGATGAAACCAACATAGAGTGGAACACCGAAAATTTTACTATGTTCTGCAACCACCTCTAATGAACTCTTTGCTTGGAAGTATACATCCCCCTGTTCTACTGAACGTCTAAGTCTGTATTTTTCTCCAATAGAGAGTTTAGACATTTCCACCACTTCAGTGATATGTTCAGGTTTCATTAATTCATTGTCTTTTAAATGACGATAGAACTTTTCACAAAGTTCTTCCATCTGATTTGCATCTATCTTTGCTTCTTCCTTAAGAAGTGCAAGTGCAACAGCGTATGATGCAAATGCAGTCTTACCGAAAGGAACTTTATTGATGAGTCTCTTGAGATTGAATACCAATCTATGGAGTAGTGTCATAGATGACTTTTCTTCAGATGTAGAAGGGTCATTAGGAACAAATAGATTAGGATTGTCCTCTCTTGGTTTTGTTTTGATTCTCTTACCTTCTTTATCGATAAATCCAAACTTATATGCAGCTTGTTTTTCCCAAGGTGTAGTTAACAACTTGAGGATACGGAAGACTATAAGGGTGTCGACTATTTTCATATTACTATTTATGTCTTAAGACTGGTGGAGCATGAGGGAATCGAACCCACGGCCTCCTGCTTGCAAAGCAGGCGCTCTCCCAACTGAGCTAATGCCCCATGAAAGTGGTGCTGGATGCAAGAGTCGAACTCGCGACCTTCTCATTACAAGTGAGTTGCTCTACCAACTGAGCTAATCCAGCGTTATAGTTCTCTTAATCTTTGTGCAAGTTTTTCATCTATAGAGATATCAACTTTCCAATTTTCTTCAACATAACCTAGATATAATAACATAGTTTTGATTGAACTCCAATAGGTTTTTTCTTTAATTTTGAAATCCAACATTCTCATACATGCGTCATATCCAAAGACATTGAAAAGACAGATGACATGATTCAACATGAGTCTTTCTCTCATCTCTCCGTTTTCGTGGTATCTGTGTAGTAGACGTTTCAGGTATCGAAACCTCTTCAAGTCCTCTTGAAAATCCTCAATGTCTGTGCATTGAGGGTCGTCATAGTTTTGAAGGGCATAAGCCTGAAAGTTTTTAGATGTTATTTTGTCAAATAGACCCATAATGTAATAGTATGTAGGTATACAAAAAGACACCCAAAGGATGTCTATTGTATATTAATCAAGTGAACCGTAAACTTTGTAAGTTCCAGTATCTAGTTTTTCGAAACGAATAGAAAGGTTATATGCTCTTTCTTCATGTTCAATTTCATCTATAGGTGTATCGACTGATTTGCCCATGATGTCCCCATATCTTTTCATAGGGATATCAAAACTGCCTTCTTCACTTAAACCATCAAATTCAACTGCACTATGATCTAACTCTAAACCTAACAGTGAAAGTTTTGCTTCCATCTGTGCAATGGCAGCTTTAGGGTTTAAGAATTCTGAGGTAGCAGCGTGTCCTAGAACAGCATTTACTGCTGAAACAACTTGTGGGTCATCTATATCATGTGGGATATGTTCAGATGATAAACCTGAAGTTTGGAACACTCCTACATTTTCTTTAAAAAATTCTTTAAACTTTTTCATTATTTTCCTTATGGTATAAGATTATCGTAATAATCTTTATTTATCTCTCCCCTTACAATGGTCTCTCCAGTCTTCCTACACTTAATATAGGTTTTCTTTTCGAGACCAGTAAATGGAGAAGTATATGTTCTAACCCCAGCAGATATTGTTCCAGGCGTATCTCTATATGTGTCAACTGCTGATGCAGCGTTATCATATTCCCAAATACTGTTGGAACCAGCTACGGTTACCCAAGCCATTCTTAACTGTCAGCTAATACTGAATCGTCATCAACATCAGGTGTGCCTGAATCAGAATCGTCATCATAGTCTGCAACGTCACCGCCCATAGAACCTGAAGACATTGCAACCAATGTTTCCCATCTTGTTCTAGAACCGACTACAGTTCTTTGTAACCATCCCTCTGACACAACACCGTTGTCTGCATTTGCAGTTACTTCAGCAGTATCAACACCATAACATTCAACTTTTTCAGCATCTGTTAACCATTTTGGTTTTGATGCTTCGTTGTCTAGTAATCCCCATAGTGCCATTTTTCTTCTCCTAAATTTAGTTTACAACCTTTAATATAGCATTAAAAGTTTTTTTGAAAGAATTTGCATCTTTCTGTAAAAGTCTAAGGTATTTATCACGAATAGGTGCCTTAACAGACAATAATGCATCTTTTACTTTAACTGCATCTGCAGCTTTGACCTTTGTCTTTTTCATATCATCTGTTCTAACTTCTGTGTCTCTACCTGTATCTTCCATAGATTTTAACTGCATTAGAACATTTGCATCAGGTCGAAGTTGAGTTCCTCTAGCTGTTGATGCAAGTGCATCTATAGCTCTAGATATAACTTCATCCTCTTGAGCTTCGGAATATTTTCCACCTGCCATTGTTGATATACTTGCAAGTCTAGCTCTCAAATCTTTCTCGTCTTTTGCTTGTGCAACTGCACGTGCAATCTTTTTATTACCAGCATCAGACATCATACCAAAGTCGGCAACTTTTTCCATTACCTTTCTGACTTTAGCAGTCTCTTGTTTGATATAACCTAATTTCTTAAGTTTCTCTTTAAACAATTTGTATCTTGCGTCTACTCTATCCATATTACGAATCTGTGTCGATTTCTCCGTCATACTCACCCTTCTTAACTTGTTCTTCATAGTTAATAAGACCTATGTATGCATCGTTCATCTTATCCCAAACTTTTGAGACTGTATCCACTACGTTAGGATACTGCAAGTCTGAATGTAGTTTATCTGCTTGTTCTAATGTCTTTTTGATTTTTGCAATTTGTTTGATTTCTTTATTTCTATCAAACTCTTTACCATCATACTTACTTTTTCTTTGATACGAACCATTAAATCCTAGTTTCTCATCTAGTTGATGCATATCTCTGTATGTTTCGAACAAGTCTTTAGACATTACTTCAAACCTTTAGTCAACATCTTGTCAATCTGAGGTGTTGATGTGTCCTTTTCTGTTGGGTCACCATATGATGACCTACCGATAACCATTCTTAAGAAGTCATTAACTGCCTTCTTATTACCTTTAATTCTTATGTGTTTACCTAATTGTGATGCTTTGATACCAAATCTTCTTGCTTGTTTTACAATTTCTAATGAGTGTTTGTTTTGACCAGCAGGTGTTGGTATTCTGTTTTTAGGGTCAACTGTGATGTTTGCAACTTCTTCGTCTAACCACATTTCAACCATTCTTCTATAAGAGTTGAATACTGATTCGTTCTTCTCTTCTTTCTCTTTCTTTGCAATTGCGATTGCAGCTTGTTGAGCAGGTGATACTGCTTCTCTGATTTTACCTTTAACTATATCTTCAAGGTCACGAGACAACCAGTCAAAAAAGTCATCGGGGTCATCACTCTTGACTTCACCATTGTTCATTGCCCACTGCATTAAATCGTCTTCTGCTTTCTTACCAGCAGATGATGAGAATGATAAATCACCCGTTTTGTATGCTTTTGTAATTTCTCTTTTGTGTTTCCTGAAGATATCTTTTATTTTCATTGCTTCACCAAGTTGTGTGTCTTCCTTTGTTAAAAGTTTCTTTGCCTTTTGTCTGTCTAGGAACATAAAAGTGTGGGTTTTCCCTTTCTCATCTTTAACAGTGTAACCTTTTCTATCTTTCTTTACAATCTTACCAAATTGTTTGTTACCCTGTGAATCATAAAAGTCTAACTCAAGACCAACCCTTGCATCCTTTTCGGACTCTGTTCCCATTCCTTTTTGTGCAAGTGTTCTGTAGTTTTCACCGATTACTTCTACTTCTTCGTTTGCAAATCTAAGTGCAGTTTGCACTTCTTTTGACTTTAGAATCTTGTCTCCGTAGAAGTTTTTGATTGCTTTCATTGCAACATCAAATGCACCTTCTAAGTCTAATGCAACCTCTACTGCCTTTTTAACTTGAGGGTCTCTGACAGGATGTTTTCTAAAATAAGAAGCAACCTCAGACCCAGTAAGTTTTGACTTACCGTATGGGCCAAGTGGATTCACTTTACCGTCTTTGTCTAATACTTGTTTTGCTTCTTGAAAGATATTCATTAGTCTGTTTCCTTTTCCCCTTTCCAGTTCTTATCGACATAGTCGTAGAACTCTTTTTCTTTGTCTCCTGACAATTCTTTAGGTGATGTTACACCAAACTTTTTCAGTGCAGACTGAAAAAACTTTTGGTATTCTGTTGTCTCTTTGTAGATTTTAGCTACTGAATCAACTAAACCTTGTGGTAAATCTTTTATACTCATTGTTATAATTCCCCTTTTTCAAAGTAGTCAAACATTTTTTGTTTACCTTCTTCGTTTAATCTTAGTTGTTTTGCAAGACGACCTAACATGTTTCTTTCTACGAGTTTTTCGGTTGTCTTTTCTACTGTTTCTTTTACTGGAGTTTCTTCGACTTCATCTTTTAGGGGTGTTACACCTGCATCTTTGAACATTTTCATTAACTGATTGTTTGTTGCAAGTTTGATTTTATTGTCTTTACCTAATGCTCTTACAGTATTTAAGAATCCTTGAGGATTTTGTTTCTGCATTGATTGAATGACCTTTACACCAGTCATGTTTAACATTTTTGCAACACCATAACCTGCATCTTTATCACCTTTTAGATTGAATAATTTATCAATCATCTCACCAGCAGATGCTTCGAGGATGACTTCTTCTTCAATAAAAGAATCATCGGGTTCGATTTCGTGTAGAAGTTCTTCGATTTCTTCGTTAATGATTTCTTCTGCTGTTTTTTCAACAGAACCTTCTTTTCTCTGAACGAATTGTCTTACTTCTTCTAACTTTTCTTTCCAGTTTTCTGATTTATAACTCATAGTAGTATTATTTATAATATTTAATTATCCATTATCTCTCTTGTATACGAATAATCAAGTCGTCTGTTCCTTTTAACAAACGATGATATTCCCCCTGTGTAATAATGTATTCATTACCAACCTTTAATTCTAGTGGTAAAGAATCATCTATCTGCAACTTCCAACCACTGCTTTGGAGAACATGTATTTTCCTAGTATTGTGGTCACGGTGCCAAATCAGTTCGGTTTCTTCGACATCTTTAGAAAAACTTCTAATTATATATCGTTCATTTGTCCCGTATTTTTCTTGTATTGTTTCTGTATATGGTTTAGTCATCGACTTCGGGGTCAAAGTTGTCTGTTTTTTGATTGTATCCATAATATCCTACACTATTAGGATTAGTTGGGTCATTTTTTATTTGTAGATGTTTTGAATCTATGGGATAGACTCCTTCTACCCAATTTTCTGCAGCTGATTCTGCATAGGATTCTGAATGGTTATGTAGTGGAACTAATGCCATCCATCCATCATCCTTAAACATTTCTACTTCCCAACCCTTATTTGAATCGTAGACTACGTGAGCTCTTCGACTACCGTTCCAGTATTCGTGAACTAATTCTCTTCTTTGTGTTGTTTTTTTCATAATATATCACCAGTAAAAGCTCCCACCACCCGATAGTCCTAATTGCTTAGCATAATAAGGAAGTCTACATGCCCAGTAGGATGCTTTTGTTTTATCCTTCTGTTGGTCACATTTGTGACGAGCTGCAAAACTCTTTCGTGCTTCGGGGTCACTTATTTTAACTTTGAGACCTGTTGTGTCTCCCCAAGAAACTTTTTTGATATTACCTGTTGATGGGTCTTTAACATATACATAGTATTTCTTTGAACCACCCACCTTAGGTTTGTTTAGTTCAACATCTTTTTCTTCCATTATCATTGGACAATCAAGTGGGACAATCTCTCCCTCATACACTTCAAACTCACCGATATCTGTTTCAAGTATTTGTTTGTCTACTTCAGTAAGTGTGTATCGACCTTCTGCAACTAATCTACGTGCTTCTTTGATGGTCTCGAAATACATCATAGAACCTAGTCTAAACGGATTGTCTAATAGGTTTGTTTTCTCCTGTTGGAGTGTATCAAGTGTTTCGTTGATTGTGATTTGATGAAATGTTTTCATTATGCTGTATTATCCACTAAAATAATGTCAAATGAAGAAGATATATTTGTTCCTGTAGAAGCAATCCCAATTATTTCAACATCAGTTTTTGCTGGTAATCTAATAGGAACTGAATAACTTCTTACATGAGAACCGCCTGGCACATCCATAATATCTCTTGTTCTGAAAGCAGAATTGAATTCTCTTGACAGTAAGGATACTGTCACAGAGTCATTATAAGAACCAACACCAATATTCCATGATGTTAAATACCCTGTGCAATGTGCTGGGATAGTATAAAGAGCAAGTTGTGTTTGTCCTAGACCATAAGTTGTTCCAGTTCCAATTGTTCCAATGTCTGCAAGAACTGTTCCTGCTCCAGCAGCACCAGTAGAAATTGTAATATTTTCTTCGTTAGTTCCAGTTGAACCAGCAGTAGCAACAAAAGCACGAAATACTCTTAAAAATTGGGCAGTTGATGCAACACCTGAACTTACTGTAACTGTTTCTTCTATGGATTCATAGTTTACATCTAGTCCTTGAATAGTGACTGTTCTCGCACCTGTTCCACTGACACTATCTTCTGTATCTGCACTATGGGCATAAACAGTAGATGGTGATGTAAGATATACATACCTTCCACCATACATCCAAATTGTTTCTGGCGCACCACCAACATTTGGATTTCTTCCAAATTTGTTGATAGCAGAGTAACCTGTCAAATCTCCAGCAGAGATAACAATATTAGAAGCTGCAGCGAATGAGTTAATAATATTACCATCTTGGTCTGATAACATCACTACTTCGTGATTAGTAGTTTGTTGTGGTAGATATGCGTTGGTATACTTGCTATATTGTGCCATTTGTTAGCCTATTTCTTTTCTGTAACTTTGATTTCTTCGTTGTATGGAAAACCTTTCAATGGATTTTGAAACACTTGACTAAACTGTTTCTTTGTATTATCCTTTTTAGTTTTTTGATTTTCTTTAATAAACGATTCTACCTTCTGGCCAGGTGTGTCATCTTGATATGCACATCTAGTTTCGTCAGTTCCTTGTTCCCATACACCGTTATCTTTTTTATTACCTGTCATTATTTGTTCCTCTCGTTGTAAGCTGCAACTGCCATCTTAATAATCTTATCCTTTGTCTTACCTTTAAATTGAGGTGCATCTGACTTCAGGAAATCATCAATGTAGTCTTGTTGAGTTGCTGATTTATCCAAAACTTCTGTTCTGAGTCTTGGTTCTGTTCTGTTGAATTTCTGTGTTACTATTGATAGATTAGACTTATCGTTATTCATAGGATTGTTATCTTTATGATGAACGTCCTTTCCCTTAATATCTTTGTTGTTCTTCATTAACCTACGTGCTTCATTTCTCTTTGCACGTCTTTTGATTTGTTCAGGTTGAGAATGGTAGTTTGCATACTCTTTTTTGTAATCTCTTTCTTCTTCGACTTCAGTCTCTTCTTTTTTACCCTTTTGATATTTCTTAATAGAGTCTCTTGCAGACTTCATCATTGCTTTTTGATGTGCCTTTTGTTGAGACTTAGTTTTTTCTCTTTGTCTATCTGCAAGTCTTTTTTCTGTGACTTCTTCTTTTTTACCTGAGTGTTGTTTCCATAGGTCTGCATCAGCAGTGGTTCTTGTCTTACCCCCTGTGATAAAGGAATTAACTCTTGCATGTCCCCACTGTTCAGGGGTAGTCCCAGGCCTATGACCTGTTCTCCATGCAGCTACTCCTCTCTTATACACTTGTTTTAGAATACCAACTGCAATTCCTGACTTCGATGCTTTACTTTCAAGTGATTTATCTGCATCTCCTTCCTCTAACTCACTTAAGTGTGTAGAGTCTTCTGCATCGGGTAGTGTATCAAGTGTATCTAAGAGAGACTCCATTGCCTTTTCTCTTTCTTTCTCTGCAGCTTTTCTTTCTGCATCTCTTTGTTTTTGAAGAGTCTCGTTTTCCTTTTCAGTAGTGTCTTTATCTTTTTGAGTTTCGTTTTGTCTCTCGTGTCTATCTTTGAGTGCTTCTAACTCATCTGTCTGTTTGTCTTTAAGTCTTTCTAGTTCATCTGCCTGTTTTGCTTTGAGTTTGGCAGCTGCCTGTGCATCTTCTCCAAACATCTTTTTAAATTTCTTAGTGTGTTGTGAAGGTTTAGTCTTTGCAGTTGCATCGCCTGGTGCAGGTTTGTATGCAGAAGAGTCGTTATCGTCCTTCTCTGCACCTTTCTCAAAGTGTCTTGCACGGTCTTGTTTAGTAGACTTAGACATTTCGTCTCCCTCTGCATCCTTACCATAGTATTTTGCAGGTTGAGTTCCATCTCTATCTTCGATGTCTTTATCCTGTCTTGCAGCTTTTTTAAATTTTTCTAAAATCATATTTAACATAATAGTATTTATCCTTTCTTTTTAAGGAGTTCTATTTCTCTCCATTTAGATGCAAGTTTATTAGATGGAAACTTAGATGTCCATGTTAACATCTTACCGTAGAGTGCAGATGATTTTTGTTCTAATGCTTTTTTAGTATCATCGTTTTTAATTTCAACAAAATCTTTACCAAATAACCTTTTAAAATCGTTTGCATTTTTTTGAGCTGCATTCCAATCTGATTGAACAATTTCAGGTGGTAGTTTACGAGCTCTCTCTGCATTTCGTTCTTGTGCAAATTCTAATGATGTGTTTACATATACCATCTTATATTCATATCCAAGTGCATCTAACATATTTTTATATGTGACAATCTTTTCTTTCTTTGCAGCTGTGGTATCAAAGATTAATCCAAGTCTACCTTCAATATAGTTATCCATATTCTTTCCAGTAATCTGTTTTGCTTTTGCACGGATAGGGTCTACTTTACTAAAGTCTGCACCTCTAAGGTCAAGTGTCATCCCTGCTTTCTTTAGACCAACTTCAAATGCTTTATCTGTATTGACTAGTTTAAGACCAAGTGCTTTAAGGTTTAGTTTATCGACCACAGTGGACTTACCACTACCTGGCCCACCCATAAGGAATACTGCTTTGAATATGCCTGGGTCATAAACACCCTCTTGTATGAGGTCTTCAATCATATAGTCGGGAAGTTCGTTCTCTATGAGTTTCATTCCCTTACGAATTGCTTTATATAAACCCTCTGCATCTGATTTGTTTTTAGTAGGAACACCTTCTTTAAATGATTCGAAGTCACCCTTCTCTGCAAACATTCTCATTTTAGATGCACTCATTCCTGATACATCATCTGCATCAGGGTCACGTTCACCTGCTGAGATAATTGTAATCTCTGCAAAATTGTAGAAACCGTGTCTACCTTTTACATTGTTGTATTTGGTGATAATGTTTTCGAACTCTTTAACTCTGTCTGAACCTACGACCATACGAATGTTGGTGTATTTCTTATCATAGAGGTAAGTAAGTATTTCAAAAATCTGACGTGCAGGTGTTTCTACGACAGTCACATTTTTGAAAAACTTCTTGAGGTATTTGATTTTGTCTTTGTAAGATAAAGGATTCTTTACAGGGTCATTTGAATGTGAAGTAAACAATAGAGGTTGATAACCACCACTGGATGCCTTTGTAAGTTTATCTACAAGTTTTGCATGTCCTGTGGTAGGTGGATTGAATCTTCCAAAGGTAAATACTACACCTTTACCTTTTGCCTCGGTTAAATTTTCAAAACTGTTTCTTTTTCTTTTCATTTTCTCTCGGTCTTGGTCTACCATGTCATCCATTTTATCCATGTTTTCATAACCATCTTTTGAAGTGTCGTATTCGAATGCTTTTGTGGGGTCACCCACTACCCAGTCATCTCTTTTAAACTTGATATTTGTTTGCATAGGATACTTTGGTAATGCAAACTCTTCTTCTAAAAATTGTTTAAATGATTTCACTACTCTTCACCTTCATCTTTCTTTTGTGTCTTTTTTAGTTCTTTTGCTTTAACAGATGGTAGAATTCTTTTTGCAAGTTTTTGAATGAATGCCTTTTTCTTTTCTAATCGTTTTTCTAATTCTGCTTTTGCACCTAACGATAAGTCTGACTTAGACTTATCCTTTAATATTTTCTTAATTAGAATATTTCGTGCTTGTTTTTCAGCTTTCGTTTTTAACTTTTCAGGATTCATCTGTGCCTTTTTCATTGCACGTTTTCTTTTCATAAGAATCTTTCCTTTGTTCTTACGAAATGCAGCTCGTTTCTTCATACGAGTTGCAAGTGAATCTACTTCATTAAGTTCTTGTTCTTCTAAAAAGTCTCTAAAAGATTTCACTATTTACTCCAGTTCTTTGTTGCAGTAAAGTTATTCTGACTAAATTCTAATCTGTCAACAAACTTGACAGCCTTACCATTAATGTCTATGCAAACATATCCTTCAGGATTTACTGCTTTCAATCCTTTATCTGTTTCTACAAAAGTTCCGATTGACTTTATTCTATTTAGAGAGTTTATAATAATACTCTTTGCCTCTACAATCTTCTCTTGAAACTTGGTGAGTGCAATTAGAAAGTTCTTCAAACTTCTGAGTTCTCTTAATACTTGTTCACCAATCTCTCTCTTCATCTGTTTTGTTTTTTCTTGTTTTACTTTACCAACTACTTTATCAGTCCAATAACTTTCAAAGTGTGCAATATATCCTTCGTAGGTAGGTTTAAAACTATTACCTCTAATTAATCCATTAGTGTATGTCTTGTATGATGCACCTGCAGCTGACTTTGCAGCAACAGTGTCTTGTATTTTTCTAAAAGTATCTAAGTCTTTCTTTTTAATCAGATGAAACTGTTTTCCTACGTCTGTTAATACCTTTGTAAGTTCAACACTTTCTTTTGCAGTCATAGATGAACTACCTGATTCATCTTTATACTTTGCATCATCAATCCAAACATCTCTGTTGTGTCCTAAACTAGAAATGTTTGCACCAAAGGATGCACTTAAATCTTCAATCGTTCCACCTGTGTAGGTAGTGTGAAACACAATACCCATCTTTGCATCACCAATAGTCTTACCTAATTCAGAATCTTTCTGCACTGCATACTTAATAGTGTTAGGTTGGAAGGTAATACACTTCATACCATCAATGGTTTCTTCTTTTTTATCTGAATCAGTAAACATGAGATCACCTTGGAGAATGGTGTTCCATGATAACCTAGAAAGATATTTAAAACCAATTAAAAACTTATCCTTGAGGTCACCACCTATATCAGAAGATTTCTTAATCTCATCTTCTGAAGTGTAGTAGAGAGGTGTCTTATTAAATAATGATTTTTTTGCAATGAAAAACTGTTTGGTCTCAGGATGAAGACCACAGAAAAATGCAGGAGCTCCGTCCCATTTGACTGTCATGTTGACACGAGACTTACTGTTACCCTTTAACATGTCTCTAAGACCTAATAAAAAGTATACAGCTCCTCTTCCCCCATCAATTCCTTGATTAAGGATTTCATCTTCAACATGTTCTAAATGGAGATTTTTTGCTCCCATAATACACCTATTTTATGCAGGGGTTGGATATGATGTTCCGTCCCAAGTTCCTGCTTCTATTTGTAAGTATACATCTTTTTTTGCAACAAGTAAAGTTTTATGTGTTTCAAAATTTGCTTTTTCTGAAGTGTATAATGCTGCCATTCTCTGACAATAATGTTCAACAGACTCGTGTCTTGCATAATCCAAATTTGCATTTACATGAGTTGCATCAGGTTCCCAATTAACTGGATTACCCTCATCATCTGTCCATGTGTAGTATAACTCCCATACAAAATCATTTCCGTTTTCCTCATCTTGGACACCGAATTCAGCTGTATGTAGTGCTGCTAATTGTTCTCTTGTTGTTACTGTAGAGATATCTACATTACTAAAAAAATCAATTCTTTGCTGGACTTGAGCAATATTTGCATCTTGTATATCAATTAAGGGTTGTAGGTGATTATCAATGTAATCTTGTTGTTCTGACATATTTGCCTCCAAATAAATATGTTTACAAGACTATTTATGTTTTTGATAACGGTGTGGACTGGAGTTTGTTGTCTATCTTCTCTAATCTTGAAGAGATTTGTGCAACTTGTTCTTGATTTTTGTTCTTTTTTGCTAAGCGGAGTGCTTTTTTAAGTTCTATCTTCTTTGATATACTTTCAATAACTTCACGACATTTTAAATAATTAGCCATAATTAATTACATTTTTTACTTCACTTACTATTTATACCATCATAAAGGAAAAAATGTCTAAAAATTAAACTCTTTAAATTTGTTTGAACGACCTCTATCAAATAGTGGAACACTGTCATCGGCAGTTTCAGCTGCATCGATTAACTCTTCTTGTGCTTCCTGTTCACAATCATACAACTTCATACGTGAACGGTCAACTCCAATTACAAACCTTTTAAACACAGTTGGGTCATTATATCGATTCTTCAACTGTTTAACCACTAGTTGGTCAAGTTCTTCAAGTTCATCACTTGTAATAAGTGCAAACATAAAGTCTGCTGTTGCAGGTAGACCAAATGACTCTGAAGTATCAGTTAGACTAATGTCTGTTGAACCATAACCACTTCTTGTAGTTTGTGTTGCACTGACCATAGGGACATCCATTTCAACTGCAAGACCACGAAGTTCTTCTGCAATACTCTTTACAAGTGTGTAAGAGTTTGCACCTTGGCCTGGTCTGATTCTATGTGA